TGCTGGCGTTGGTCAGTCTTCACGAATTCGTCAGAGCACCGCCGACTACGTTAAGATGTTCGACTTCCGTCCTCCTCCTGGATCTCAGCTTCGGGGTATGTGTCTAGAAGACTTCTACGTAGAGTGTAACGCAACGAATGCTCGTACATTCGAAGTTATTAGTTCCCGAGGTCTATACGTTAAGAACGTATCTGGCGAAGTATTAGACGAATCTAAGTGGTGGTCAGACGTCTATCGGTTCATCTCCGTACTAGAGTCTCGTATGGATGGTGGCGTATGGAAGAACGCTCTCGGCAGTGAAGGCTCGAACTTCGGCGTTGTTCGTGGTCGTCTATTCAACTTCTTCAGCACTGTACTAAACTTTGCTATCCACAAGCCGCTTGCAGTTGCATTCGAAACTGCAGCATATGGTGATACTACTAGCAGCCCAGGTCTAGAAGGCCTAAGCTTCTATGATGCCAACTTCATCCTATGTAACCGTGGCGTCGATATTCGTAACCAGGGCGATATATACGGTGGTGTAAACTCTACCTACGGAGCGCCAGCTTCAGTTCGTATGCATGGTGGTCACATCCACTCATTCTCTCACTGCATTCGTACTCGTCAGGGCTCATGCAATATCATCGACGGTATGTTACTATTCCGAGACCTTACTCATGGTCAGGCTGGTGAACATATCTTCTGTGGCCGTCAGCATAACGTTCAGATCTCAAACATCCAGAACAGAGTAGTAGGAAACTCATCGACTAATCCTAGTCAGGGCGCTCCTCCAATTACTATTACTGGCGGTGATTATGCACAGCTAAGCCACATCAGTAACTTCGTAGCTGGAACGACTGCTAACTCTGCTATTAGTGCAGGCACTGTTACTATTACTGATATGATCTCTAACGGCGCAAACCTAACTGGTAACGGAGTTGATGTATTCACACCAAACTCCATTCTAACAGCCGTTCGGTTAGTCTAATGTTATCGCCGGATCCGGTTAGCGGCTTCCCGGCGATAAACTTCTGCAGCAGAAGCTTTCTTAAACATCGCTATCGGAAGGCTGAGTGTTAATTCCCACTCAGTCGCTGGCACTACAGTAGGAACGCTCAACATCTGAGAATATAGATACCTCTTGAGGCATGACTTGCCCAGGAGGTATTCTTTATTGTCTCGCAGAGTTCTATATGTTAAACGAAGACGAGTCGTATCTCGTAATGTCGTATCCGTAGCAAGCCTTAAGAATCTCTTGTAGAGAGCAAGGCGATCTCTTGGTCGAAGGTAATGAGTGCTGATTCCCAAGAACCCGTCATCGTATACATCCACGACGAATGATAATGGGAATTGATCGTAGTATGGAAGGGTATCCTTCGTCTTAGGATCATAGAGGAACGTAACAAGCTCTCCTACCTTAGGAATAGAACGAGAGACTCTACGAGTCCTATCCTTTACAGCAGCAGCAATCCGATCCTTAAACCATTTACGAGCTTCCTCAGGACGCAGGTTATTAACCTTAGAGTCGAGCCCTTTCACAAGCTCGTCATATAAGGCTTTCGTATCGCCTCGTAGTGCCTTTTTAGATGGTCCTGGTTTAGCTTCTGTCATTTCTTAAGTTCTTTGATTCCCAGATGATATTCTGTGAATATATCGAATATCATATCTTTTTGCTCACAAAACAACCGAGCCGCTTTCCACTTCGCTTGATTTGTTGCGTAAGCGATTACAGCTCTTTTGTAAGATTTAGTCATCTTTAATGGTTTCTTAGGCGGAATTGTCTGAGCGTACGGCTTGACTTCAATCAACTTTCGGACTTCTTGGCCCATAGCATTCTTGTACAATACAAAGAAGTCCATGAAGTATCGATGCATCTTTCCGTCTACTGGGTTGTAGTAAGGAATTACTACTTCCTCTGAGCACCACTTCAGTACGTTCGGTTGAGAATCTAAGAACTCCATAAGCTTCAGCTCCCAAGAACTTCGATATACAATATTCGTTGGGTTACCAATATACTTGGAAAGGTTCTTTGGAACGAAGCGACCTTTATATGATCTTCCGTCGGCTGGGCCACGTCTCATAAAACTATTTATAATATAAATAATAATATGGCATTAAACATTGGATCGGTATTAGGTCTTATTGGTGGATCTCCCATCCAAAAGGCTGGGAAGGTTGTTATTGAAAAGCTTAAAGCTGCAAAGACGCTTGAAGCTGGAGGAATGAAAGGACTACTTGGGAACGTTCTACAGAATGGTCCTGGGGAGATCCTTAAGAATCCTATGAGCGCAATTAATGGTCAGATGGGAAGTACTCTGACTTCTGCTCTTGGAGCTCTTTCAGGTAAGTCAGGGATGGACGGTCTGATCAACTCAATTTCAGGATCGGGCGGTCTCCAGTCTGCAATGTCTAGTCTACAATCTGTCACTGGATCCCTATCAGGATTGACTTCTCCAGGAGCCGGTCAGTTCGGACTATCTGATCTAATTGGACATTCAGGCATTATCAGCAATGTTGGCAGTTCCCTTCCGAATGTAATGAGTATGGCCAACGCTTCTGGTCCTCTTAATATGGAGTCTAGCATTTCTGCAATGAACACTGCTATACCTGGAATGATTAGTCGAGTTGTTGCAGGAACGATGACTCCAGAAGCTGCAACAAATACAATCAATCAATATACAAATACAATCAATAATACGATTACAGCAAGCAACACTGCAATCTCTACTGGACAGAATAAGTCAGGAGATTTATGTAACGTAATCACAGCAGTATGCGCTGCAACTGGAGCTCCTATGGATCCAGAACTCACTGTTGTTATGAAGAAGATCGTCAAGACTGAAGTAGTTATAACGTAAGTACATTAATGGCATTTACTCAAGAGTATCAGACTACTCAGACGCAAACTGCAGTAGATAACATTACCAAGAGTAAAGCGTCTACTGGGCTTTATAAGTTTCCTCAGAACATCGGTGGGCCTGATGGCTCTCACTTCGTGCTCTTCCAAATTAAAGTTCCTAAGGCTACTAAAGTAGCTCAGAACATTGGAGGAGGAACTGATACTGCAATTCCAGGCGCTACTGGAACTTCTTCTCTAGGAACTGCAATCAATAGAGCTACCGGTACGACTGGGTATCAGTATGGGTATACAGAGAATTATATCTCTGACACTGTAGCTCTTTATATGCCGAACTCTGGGTTCAAGACAGAATATAGAGCTGACTGGCAGCAGTTTGAATTCGGTCAGTTTATGACCACAATGAACAATGCCATCGACGCATATGCAGGCAACCTCAGCCTACAAGATTACCAGTCAATTGGTCGGCGAATCTTCCAGGAATCAGGCAATAGTGTTCTTAGCGCTCTAGGTATTCCGCTTCGTGAATACCTTCAGAAGCAAGGCAATTACGTTCTTAACCCTCAAGTTGAGATGCTATTCAAGGGCGTTCCTCATAGGCAGCACAACTTTACGTTTATCTTCTATGCAAGTAGCATAAAGGATACTACGACTATTGATAACATTGTAAAGATCTTCAAGTATCACCAAGCACCAGAGTTCGCTGAAACTGGTAATGGATACTTCATCTATCCAAGCGTATTCGACATTAAGTTCTATAGCGACGGAACTCTCAACAAGTTCCTACCTAGAACTTCAACGAGCGCCCTTACAAGCTGTACAGTTCATTATAATCCCATCGCTGAGTGGCAGACATTCGAGAACAACGCTCCTGTAATGGTCGAGCTATCGCTTAGCTTCACTGAGCTTGAGATCATCACAAAGACTAAGATTGCGCAGGGATACTAATGCATCTCAAGTACCTTCCTACTGTATTGTATGATTTTGGAGAAGATGAAAAGAGCAAGCCAATGCTCAACATCATCCGAAGGTTTGCCTTCAATCCAAAGGCACAATTAGATCGTGCAATCTTCCTTCCGTATAAAGTAACGGATGGAGATACTCCTCAGTCTTTAGCTGATAGTTTGTATGGATCTCCTAAAGAAGATTGGCTTGTCTATATGATCAACAACGTCATCGATCCAGTTTACGGATGGGTAATGTTGTATGATGTATTAGTTGCTTATGCCAAGCTCAAGTATGATGACATCTATGCAGTCCATCATAGAGAAGATGCAGATGGGGACTATGTGGACGAGTTCTATATTGGTGCACAAGCTGTGACCAATATAGAACATGAGATCTATCTAAACGAGAAAAAGCGCAACATAATCTTGCTAGAACCTGCCTACTTTAATAAAGTGAAGCAGGAAGCAATATCTATGTTTAACGATTAAGCAGCAACTAGTCGCTCTTTCCAGAACGGAGCTGCTGTATCGAGATAGTTTCGACTGGTCTTGATCTTGAATGAATCTCGAACCTTCTGCGCATCCCACGCAGCGAAGTAACATTCTTCTTTAGGAACCATGCGATCCAAGTATCGCGACATCTGCGAGAAGGTGACTACTTTCGAGTCGTTCCTTTTATGTGACATATTCACAAGAGAATATGCCCACATGGAAACTTGGGACGGATAGTTACACAACGAACACAGGAACAGAACTACAGGCAGTGAAAACTCCATCCCCGAGACGAATGCGAGTCGGTTGCCCATTCGACTGCATACGTCAGGTGCTCCAGTCTGCTTGAAATATTGAATCAATTCGACTGGAGTGAATATATCGGCTCGTTCCTCCGACAATACAGCGGCATCATAATATGCCTTTTCCTCTTTCGGAGTCATCATCCGAAACATGTTACGATCAGCTTCGAATAAATTAATCAGGCTTGAACTCGTCGACATGATGATATCCTAAGCGGCGTTTAGATTGAATTAGCGCGGTGTGAGACCGTAAGACTCTTATATATCGATCATCCTATCAGATCAATATTCCCCGCGTTATATGGCGAATTTTGAATGGACGATTAATTAGAACCTTCGACTACTTCCCAGACTCCATTTTCGTTAGTAGCGTACCAATTTTGATTGGATGTTACCCACCTTGCGATATGCACTGCATGCACTGCGTGTTCATATGAAGGCATTTGTTTACGAATCAGCTTTTCGTTGATCATTTATCGCTCCTGACCTTAAAATGGTAAGAATTGCATCTCCAGCATTCTTCCCGTCATCGAATATGCGGTTGGCCTGAACTCTTTCCTCGTCCGACAGATCTCTTTTGAAGTGGGCTTCGATTATCTCTACCCACTTCGTTCGGGAAATAGTATGACGAGTTTCGCTAGGCCAACCCATGATATATCCGATCAATGATACGTTGGTTTGGCCTGATGGAACTGCTTCATCGATGAATCGATCATCGACTTCATCTTCATTGCTTCCTGATACGCGCCCTCGTCTATCTGACCAAATATCGCTGTGAGGCGATTCGCATTATCAAGGTAAAAGACGAACTTGTTGAATGTTCCTCGAAGATGTTCTGGCATCGGAAGCTTCTCGACGACTGACTTCCAGAACTGAATGTCTTTGATCATATCAGGAGTGACGCGCATGTATATCTCCTATAGCCGCGAAATTATCTGATATCGATTCGTCCACATCAACCAATATTATCGCTACTCAACTTTTCCTTTTAGTTCCTTTGCCAGTTGTTTTGCTTCACTGACTCGGAATACAGTTGCTTCTTCTTTCCGAGTCACCCACCGGTTAGTTCGTCCGTTTGGACAAAGGTAGCGAACGCCATGGGGAGTTTGTTTACTAATGATTGGCATTCCGCTCTCGTTCGTACCGCTCGAGTTGCGCCTGACGTGAGTTCTCTGCTTTACGACTCGTTATCAGCTCAGCCATTCCTGGCACCCTGCGAATCGTACTCCAAACCTTCTGATATCGAAGGTTGTACTTTAACGATATGTCCTTAATCTTCATCCCTGCTCGGAAGTCGGCGGCGAGGTCGTTGATCTGCTCCGGACTCATCTCAGTCGCTCTCCCATGCTCTAGGAAGTCCAACTAGAAGATATCCTCTACAAGTAACGCATAGAGGCTTCTTCTCTGCTGTTCCTAACGAGTCGTATTTTGTTGTTTGTATATCTTCTGTAGATTTGCAAGGTTGGCAGTCAGGCCTTGTAAATCCAAAGCAACGAATTATCCGCTCTGGAGTAGCTTCTACTGCTTCCATCATTTTCTTTCTGATGCAAAGTCTGTCAGTGGTATAAACGAAACGAAGGATGAACTTTCTCGGCGCCACGCCGATAATCAATCAGGCTCATCTGATCGATATGCTTCGCCACCTTAATAGGTTCTTCATATTGTTGAATGATGTCGAAGGGATGTTCGCTAAAGCCAGAACATCCCTCGCTATTCCAGATCCAATGAATAGGATCTTTAGAAGTATTAAATGTAATGCTTCCGAGATAACAGTTGTTTCCGCCGGAAGCAATTGGAGAAGTTATAGATCCGTCTCTACAAACGTATCTTTTACCATCTTGAAGCTGCATCCTAAAGATCC